CATTCAACTGGATAGGTATAGATGAGATTACCCAGTATCCTACACCCTATGTCTGGGATTACTTGCGTTCTCGCCTTCGTACTACTGATCCTGAACTCCAGCAACACCTGTACATGCGCTGCACAGCCAACCCCGGAGGAGTGGGTGGTTGGTGGGTCAAGAAAACATATATTGAAGATGTGGAACCAAACAAGCCTTTTCCTGCCTTCGATATAGAAACAAAGAATCCCTTTCTGTGGCCCAACGGCCATGAAAAGGCAGGTCAGCCGCTGTTCTTTCGCAAGTTTGTCCCCGCACGGCTGACCGACAATCCCTACCTCATGGCAGATGGTCAATACGAGGCCATGTTGAGGTCGCTCCCCGAAGTTGAACGAAAGAGACTTCTAGAAGGTGATTGGGACGTGGCGGAGGGAGCGGCCTTCCCCGAGTTCTCAAGGATGCGTCATGTTGTCGAGCCTTATGATCTCCCTACCAATTGGCCTCGTATACGAGCGGCAGACTACGGCTATGCGAGTCCGTCGTGCGTTCTGTGGGGGGCTATTGACTGGGATAATAACATATGGATTTATCGCGAACTATATGTCAAACACTTGACAGCAGAGCAACTGGCTGATAAAATAACAGAAGCAGAACAACTTGATCCAACACCTCACTACACAGTGTTGGACTCGTCGTGCTGGAACAAGACAGGATTCGGTCCATCGATTGCAGAAACAATGATGAGAGCCGGTGTTCGTTGGACACCCTCTGATCGCAATCGTGTTCAGGGCAAGATGGAAATACACCGCCGTCTTGCTAACGATCCTTACACAGAAGAACCTCGACTACGTATCTTCTCCAGTTGCCAAAACATAATCAAGCAACTGGCTGGCATCCCGCTCTCTAAGTCCAACAGCGAAGATGTGGACACCAAGTCTGAGGACCACGCATACGATGCTCTGCGGTACATGTTAATGACACGCATGAGCGGATACACATCGATACACAAACAACTCGGCGCAATCAAGAGTCAAGTGTATCAAGTTCACGATGAGACGTTTGGTTACTAATGGCAGAGATGACACTACAAGAAGCCTTCGATGCTCAGACCAAGGGCAAGGACAAGGCTTACGTAAATAACTTCAGGGCTACTCTGCGTGATTTGGAAAAGGCAGGGTTTCCTCCCAACAGTCTTGTATCTGAATTAAATACAGAGAAGGGCATAACTGATCTGCAGAGATGGGCAACCACAGAGCGTTTTGTTGATGCAGAGGGCAACGTAAAGGTAGTTGGCTCTGGCATGTTTGCCTCAAGGGTAAAAACCCTTATAAATACAGGCATAGGCCCAGAAGACGTAAACGTACTATCGAACTTTGAAAAAGCCAATCGGGGGGCCAAGGATGCACCTCGTGGCGAAAAAGAATTTGGTATACGATTTACTCGTGCAGCAAGAAAGCTAGAGTTACCGTCTTTTGACGACTTCAACAGTGCTATTGATGCTACAGCTAGACAGCTTACTGACAAAGAAGCTAGAGCGTTTCTTATGATTAAGACGCTCACAGGACTTCGTAATCCTGACATAGCGCAACTTCAACTGGGCAATGCAGAAAAGGGTGCAAAGTATGGATCATTTGATCCCGCAGTCAAAAAACTCTACAGCATCAGCAACAAGGGAGATCGCACGAATTACGATCTTGGAGAAATCGTTCATGGAATACTGGCCGACTTAGCAGAAGATGCAAAAGCTGCAGGCCGTACAAATTTGTTTACAAAAGACGCAGATCAGCTAAGAGCCATAATAAACCCTGTCATGAGAGCCAACATGGACTCTATGGGCTTGCAAATTTATAACATTGGCAAAGAAAAAGTTGAACCTTTCAGTGTTCGCGATCTTAGAAAAAATATATTTGATATTTTAGAAGAAGAAATTGGTGCGGGGGATGCTAACAAGGTTTTGGGACACTCTAGTGCTGCAGATGTAGGATTGAACCACTACAAGGTAGAACGTAGAAGTAGAAAAAGTCTATCTCGCCTGCAAAGTGCCCAAGAAATATTCTCTAACCTGTACTTGGAGTCAATAGGGTTTGATAGTCCTCAGACTGTGTTTGGCAGTCAAGGATACGGGTTTGCAAATGACAATTTCAAACCTACGACTACAGTTCCGTTTACAGTAGATAAGTCACCAGAACAACAACTTTTAGAAAGTCAGACTCGAACAACTACGGCTCAAGTATCTGGGGCCGTAGACAGATCAGTAGACTCACTAGAGAACAAAGTAAAGAGACTAGAGGGTCTCATTGCCCAGACACAAGACCTGACGCAACAAGCTGAAGGGCTTACTCCAGTAGATGATAAGGCAGCTAACAAGGCTGCTGCAAAAGCAGCGGACCTAGATGCAACCAAGACTGGTCTTTTGAATAACATTGCGAAAGTGGGTAGGCCCGTTCTGAAAGTGGTCGCTCCTCCCGTGGGATTTGCATTATCTGCAATTGCTGCTGATCAAACACGTTCTGCTGTTGTGAACTCAGCACTCGCTGATCAAGCACGGGACTTAGGTATCCCAGAAGGTGCAATACAAACTGCAGGAGCGATAGCAGGTGCTACAGAGTTTTTACCTGTTACGCCTACGGATGTGATAAGTGTGGCACAAAGCATACCTACAGAGCCTTCAATCATGCAAGAGGCTCGTGTGAGACAGGAATCACGTCAGTTTGATTTTGGAGACGAGTTTGGAAACATCGATCCTGATACAGGACAAGCCATACCCACCGCTCCAATCAATATTCCCGATCCCGCACCCCCTGCGCGACCCAGCTTTCTTGAAGCGGGGGCAGCAAAAGACCGAGTTAACCTTGCTACACGAGCCGCAGAGCAAGGACAAGAAACCACAATGACCGGCTCATTTCTCAATAACCCCCAACCTAGATAAACGAGGATAGTTATGGCAAATCAAACCACAGGTAACTACAATTTTGGTGAAGCGTACATCATGAACGCCGATGCAACAACCATCGACGATCAAATGGGCGCAGACAAATTGTATCGTGAAGGTCTGGAATTCGACACTCGCGCAACAACTGATGTACTTACCGAAGACATGCCCAAGCAACAGACTAAGCCGACTGTAGAGGCTTCTCTGTTCAGCATGGCTGATGATCGCCCACAAGGCAACAATTAAAGTAGCGCTATGACAGACAACTTTTTGGAACCTGCTGACGACACAGCAGTCCCGCTCATCGATCCAGAGGAGCAGATGCCGGGACTCGCTGCGTATGTAAAGCATAAATTTGAAGACGCAGAAAACGGACGTTTCTCTTACGAACAGAGATGGCTGCAGGCGTACAAGAACTTTCGCGGCATCTACGATTCCACTACACAATACCGAGACTCCGAACGATCTAAAGTATTCATCAAGATCACCAAGACAAAAGTGCTTGCGGCGTACGGACAGATCGTAGATATTCTGTTTGCCAACAAGAAATTTCCAATGGTTGTCGAACCGACTCCTGTGCCGGAAGGGATTGCAGAATTTGCACATCTGCAAACTCCGATGGATCAGATTGTAAATCAAGCGACTTCTGACTCGTATGGATTTCCCGGAGACGGCAGAGAGTTTGGCCCGGGGGCATTAGAAGCAGTCCCTTCCATGGACTTTCTTGGCGGCCTAGAGGGCCGCTACAACAACGCTCCTATTGTTCAAGGTCCGTCCCTAATGGGAGAGCCACAGATAAGTCCAGCACAAAAAGCTGCACTTAATATGGAGAAACAAATCCATGACCAACTCCTTGATACAAGCGCTGTTAACGTCCTTCGATCTTCTATTTTCGAATCTGCTCTTTTGGGAACTGGTGTTGTAAAGGGACCGTTCAACCATTACAAGCGGGTTCACAAGTGGGAAAAGGATGAGAATGGCAGAAGGTATTCTCCTTACGAAAAGGTTGTTCCGCGTATTGAATATGTTTCTACGTGGGATTTTCACCCTGATCCCTCTGCAACCACAATTGACGACTGCGAATACGTAATCCAACGTCACCG